CCACTATGGAAAGCCTGCAGGCGCTCAGTTCCCGCAAACTGCGATCACTCCGCGCCGGCGCCCCTCGCCTCTAGCTGAGGACGATGACGCCATTGCTGGTATGCTAGATTCAATTCCTGCATATGATGACGTCTTTGAGTCTGCTCGTAAGACTCCAGGTGAGATTCAAGTCATGCTGGATGAATTCCTGCTTGGAGAGGAAGATGCAGAGGATGTGAGTACCGAAACATCAAAGTACCAAAGCTCTTCGCCTCAAAGTAATGTTGACAAGGCATTTGAAGAGCTGTTGGGCTAAAATACAAGCCGCAGGTAGGCACGGGCTACAGGTGCCTTATTTCTAAAATAAACAAAAGGATTTTAAAAATGATGATTAGAAATTTACTTGCCATTTCGGCAATCATGTTGACTATGAGCGGTTGTGAGTTTTTTAGTAACTCTTCGACAGAAGCAACTTCTGCTAATGCGAACCAAACTACCACTCCCTCTGTGGCTGTGACTAGCGATAATGAGCCGGCGGCAAGTGCGGTACCGACTGCAATTACGCCCTCGGCGCAGCCCGCGACAGTTACGGAGACTGTCACTCCGCCAAGTGCTAATGTGCCCACGGAGACCGCCCCGACGCCGACTCCTGTAGTTCCAACGCCGACTACAGAGCCAACGTCAAGTACAAATCCTGATTGTTAAAATCTAGGTAGTAAACCGCAGGAAGGCACGGGTTTACAGGTGCCTTAATTTATAATCACAAGACTAGTTATTGTTATGGAGCTTATTATAATAATAGCCATGTTGGTTGGGTTGTTTATTTCAGGGATGTCGCTAGGCGCTTATTTGGAGAACAAAAGAATCTATTCTGTAAAGTTAGTCCAGGAGATAAATGAAAATCTTAAAGAAACAAAAGAAATTTTAATTCCTCTCGGGAACAAGGTAGAGCATATTGATATGCGACAGAGAGATTTCATAAACCACACTCTTGTTGATTACAACAATACACGAGATCCAGAGATAACTTTGGAGATACCACAACTGGAAGAAGACCAATGGCCAAAAAAGCAAAAAAGCTGGGAAGATTAAATCTTAAAGAGATGAGAAGTCTCGTTAATAAAAAAGCTGGATCTGAGATCGCTTTTTCTTTATCCGGTGAGAACCCTACCGATGTAAAAAAGTGGATTCCAACCGGCTCACGATGGTTGGATAGTATTGTCTGCAAGGGAAAACTAGCCGGCATTCCACTAGGAAAGGTTGTTGAAATCGCCGGTCAAGAAAGCACCGGCAAGTCTTATATGGCAGCACAGATTGCTGCAAATGCTCAAAAAATGGGCATCGACGTGGTTTATTTCGACTCAGAATCTGCTATCGATAGTGTGTTTTTAGAGAGAGTTGGTTGCCACTTAGAAGAAGAGCCACCTGATGGAATGGGTTGGTTTTTATATACGCAAGCTCATAGTGTCGAAACGGTCTTAGAGACCATTGAAGAGATGTTGGGGACAAACGAAAACTCTATGCTTTTTGTTTGGGATTCCGTTGCGCAAACTCCTTGTGAAACCGATATCGCCGGCGACTTCAATCCTCAGTCCTCAATGGCCGTAAAGCCTAGAATTTTATCAAAAGGCGTACAAAAACTGACACAGCCGATTGCCAACACGCAATCTACCTTGCTGGTACTGAACCAGTTAAAAACTAACATTACTAGCAATGTAGCAGAAGCTATGACAACTCCCTGGTTCACTCCAGGTGGCAAGTCATTGCCATATACCTACTCCTTGAGAATGTGGCTGACGTCTAGAAAAGCTAAAGCATCATTTGTTACTGACGAAAATGGTTTTAGAATCGGATCAGAAGTCAAAGTTACTTTAAAGAAGAGCAGGTTCGGCACTCAAGGACGTCAATGCACATTTAAAATTCTATGGGGCTCTGAAGACGCTTGTATCCAAGATGAAGAGAGTTGGTTCGAGGCAATAAAAGTGTCGGACTCTTTGCAAGTGTCAGGCGCTTGGTACACCCTAACACATGAAGATGGTACTCAAGAAAAATTCCAGGCCTCAAAGTGGGTTGACAAACTAGAAAATGAGAAATTTAGATCTAGAGTGCTGCAGTTGATGGACGAAGAAATTATAATGAGATTTGAGAATAAAGAGGGCAAAGCAGAGGATTTTTACGACATCGACAGCGAGGAAAAATAGTTTATTTTAGTCATTGCGTTGTTACCTTTATACAAGAGGTGGCCCAGTGGCTGATTTTAAAGAAAGAACTCACATCTCAGGCAAAGTTGTTGAGAAGACAAAGAAAATGAATCGCTTGTTTTCTTTAGCTAGGAACGTTGCTTACAACAGCCCGTATGGCAAGATAAGACACGGAGCAGTTATCGTTAAAGGTGGCTCCGTTCTTAACGCTTCTTTCAATAAAGAAAATTACAGCTCTTTTGGAACTAGATTTCGCAATCCAAATCGCGGGCCCGCTACTGTGCACGCGGAGATAGGGTGCATTTTGGGACTATCACGAGAAGTTACTACAGGTGCAGATGTGTATGTCTGTAGGATCAACAGAGACGGCGAGTATCGCAACAGCAAGCCATGTGCAATGTGCCACGAGGCGCTTAAGCACGTAGGCGTAAAGAGGGTTTATTACACCACCAACGATAATACGTTTGAAATGTATAAACTTTGAACTAATTATTTAACGGAGGAAAACATAATGCACTCTCTTAAGCACCTTGTTAGGGAATATTTTGAAGACACACTATACGAAGTCGAAATAGTGATGAAGTCTGCTCGTGATAAAAAACTTACTATCGTTACGGACAATCTTCGTGGAGTTTGTGGAATAACAGTGGTTACAGTTATAGGGCCGGCAGAGCCAATTTCGGCTGATTTAGAAAAAACGTACTTAAAAGTTAAATTTTTTCAATTAGAGCCAACGCCAAGAGAACACCTCAAGAGGATGTCTCTTGACGCTAGAAAAATAGATGGTGTGATATCATTCATACCATACACTAGAGCTACTAAGGTAGTTAACAGAATCTACAGGAAGTAACGAGGTAAACTTGAAGAAGAACAAAAGAGTTCTAATCGTAGACCAATTAAACCTTTTTTTTCGTAACTATATCGTCAATCCTAGCTTGTCCACCGACGGCGCTCCTATCGGAGGATTGAGGGGTTGTATGCAGAGCCTACAGAAAGTTATCAGAGAATCTAAGCCTGACATGGTTGTGATTTGTTGGGACGGCGAAGGTGGCTCAAAGAAAAGGAAAACCATTAAAAAAGACTACAAGGCTGGGAGAAAGCCCATTCGTCTTAATCGATCGATTAGAAACATGTCTGACGAACAAGAGATGGATAACAAGTTTTGGCAACAGACCCGTCTAATAGAATATTACAATCAAATACCAGTAGTGCAATTTATGTTTAAGTCGACTGAGGCAGATGACATCATTGCTTATGTTTCACAGCACAAGCTTTTAGAAGAACATGAAAAAATCATCCTTTCCAGTGATAAAGATTTTTTTCAGCTTTTGGACGATAAGACTTTGCTTTATCGACCAATACAAAAAGAGGTGCTAAATAAGAACAATATCGTTGAAAAGTTTGACATTCATCCTACTAATTTTGCCATGGCACGTGCAATGGCAGGCGACAAGTCAGACAATATAGATGGGATCCCAGGTGTTGGTTTGAAAACCATTTCGACGAGATTTCCATTTTTGAGAGAGAGCCAAACCAAGAGCTTTTCAGATGTTTTAGGGCACTGTAAAAGAGAACTAGAAAGTAAAGAAATTAAAGCTTACAGAAATGTTTTAGACCACGAAAAAATTCTCAGAAGAAACTACCAGATGATGCAGCTTTACACTCCAATGCTTAGCATAAGAGACAAGAAGATAGTAAATGAAACGCTGAAAAATCCTGACAATTCTTTTAATAAAACCGAACTAATAAAGATGATGGTAAAGGATGGTTTCGGCGAGATCAATTTTGTAGATTTATTTCGGCACATGAATAAGATTTCTCTAGACAATCAATAATAAATTCTTAACTTTTAGTTATGTTATAAAGGAAAGAGGATGGAAGAACACGTTGGTTTTTCAAAATACGGAAAACAATTTCAAGAATCATTGGCACAGCTCATCGTTGAGGATCGTCCATTTGCAGATCAAGTAGAAGAAGTTCTAGACACAAGCTTCTTTGAGCTAAAATATTTAAGAGTCTTTGTTGCAAAACTTTTTCAATATAGAAAAAGATATGGCGTACATCCGACTGACAAAATTCTAGCATCGGTCTTGCGAACAGAATTAGATAATCATCCTGAGGCCTTGCGCAAGCAAGTAAGAGACTACTTTGCCAGAATTTGTATTAATCGTGTACAAGACGAAAAGTATATCAAAGAGACCTCTTTAGACTTTTGCAAAAAGCAAAAGTTGAAGGAGGCGCTCATGAAGTCAGTTGATCTGATACAAAACTCGTCTTATGACGAAGTAAGAGGTGTTATCGACACAGCGCTTCGTCTGGGAACAGACAATAACTTTGGCCATGACTTCTTAAGAGATTTTGAACTTAGGTATCAAATTAAAGCTAGAAGTCCGATTACAACTGGCTGGGATAGAGTTGACAATATAATGAAGAAGGGTCTTGGATCCGGTGAGTTAGGGGTGATTATTGCCCCAACTGGCGCCGGCAAGTCTATGGCCCTGGCTCATTTAGGCGCCAGTGCTATCAAAAGTGGAAAAAATGTAGTCCACTATACCTTAGAGCTTTCTGAGTCTGTCACTGGTCAGAGATACGACAGCTGCTTGAGTTCTGTGCCGCTTTCAACTCTTTTTGCTAGAAAAGACGAAGTATTAGAAAGCATCAGTGATTTAGACGGAAGCTTAATAATCAAAGAGTATCCAACTAAGACAGCTAGCTGTAATACAATACGAACTCATCTAGAGAAATTAAAAAAAAGAAATCAAAAAGTTGATATGATTATAGTAGATTACGCTGATTTGTTGAGATCTGTATCAAATTTTAGAGAGAAAAGAGATGAACTAGGATCTATTTATGAAGACCTGCGCGCCATCGCGCAAGAAAATAAATGTCCACTATGGACTGCTTCACAAACGAACAGGACAGGACTGAATGCAGAGGTTGTTACGATGGAGTCTATTTCGGAAGCTTTTAACAAGTGTTTTGTAGCAGACTTTATTTGTTCTATATCAAGAACAATTAAAGACAAGAATGCAAACACCGCTAGACTTTTTGTTGCAAAAAATAGAAACGGCCCAGACGGCTTAGTATTTCCCATGTTCATGGATACGAGCCTAGTGCAGCTGAAAGTGCTGGCCGAGCCTGAGGCGCCTAAATTTACTGGCGCCAACAATCCTGGCGACCTCGCTGCAGCTTTGAGACAAAAATATAAACAACATAGACAAGATAATATGGAGACTGGCGATGGAACTACCTAATAAAATTTTATCAGACATTACCGTACACATGAAGTACGCGCGGCATCTTTCAAATAAAAATAGAAGAGAGACTTGGAAGGAACTAGTTACCCGCAATAAAAAGATGCATATCAAAAAATACCCTGAACTTAAAAATGAGATTGAGGAGGTGTATAGTTATGTTTATGAAAAAAAAGTTCTACCATCAATGCGGTCCATGCAATTCGGTGGTAAGCCGATTGAGGTGGCACCTAACAGGGTATACAACTGCGCTTTTCTTCCTATTGATCATGTTGCCTCTTTTAGCGAGTGCATGTTTCTCCTCCTGGGCGGGACGGGTGTCGGATATTCTGTGCAGAAACACCACGTAGAAAAGCTGCCAGAAATACAGAAACCAAATTCCAAAAGGACGCGACGATATTTAGTGGCGGATTCAATTGAGGGCTGGGCTGACTCTGTTAAAGTTTTAATAAATTCTTATTTTCGCGGCGGCTCAAAGATACGTTTTGATTTTTCTGATATCCGTCCGAAAGGTTCAAGACTAGTTACTAGTGGAGGTAAAGCTCCCGGCCCGCAGCCGTTAAAGGAGTGCCTTGTAAAAGTACAGGGTATCTTAGCCGAAAAGGAGAGTGGTGACAAGCTTGAGCCTATCGAAGTACATGATATTATTTGCCACATTGCTGATGCTGTTCTTGCCGGGGGGATTCGCCGCGCTGCTCTTATTTCCCTCTTTTCGGCCGATGATGAGGAAATGCTGGCCGCAAAAATTGGTAATTGGTGGGAAACAAACCCACAAAGAGGGAGAGCAAACAACTCCGTTGTCCTGATGAGACATTTAATCACCAAAGAATTTTTTGATAATATTTGGGAAAGGGTGAAAGAGAGTGGCACCGGTGAGCCCGGTTTTTATTTTTCAAATGATAAAGATTGGGGCACAAATCCCTGTTGCGAGATTGGTCTGCGCCCCTATCAATTTTGCAATCTTACGGAGGTAAACGTCTCTGATGTCGACACACAGAGTGAATACGAGAGTCGAGCTAAGGCAGCTGCTTTTATAGGTACACTACAAGCCGGATATACTGACTTTCACTATTTAAGAGATGTCTGGAGAAGAAACACGGAAAAGGATGCCTTAGTCGGAGTTTCAATGACTGGTATCGCATCTGGAAAAGTTCTAGAGCTGGATATGACCAGCGCAGCGAAGGTTGTTAAAGAAGAAAATGTCAGAGTTGCCAAAAAGATAGGCATCCGACCAGCAGCGCGCACGACGTGTGTTAAGCCCGCCGGCACGACCTCACTCACTCTAGGTACCTCTTCAGGAATACACGCATGGCACAATGATTATTACATTCGAAGAATGAGAGTCGGAAAAAATGAGTCTATTTATACTCACCTGCAAATATACCATCCAGAGTTATTAGAAGACGAGTATTTTAGACCACACGACACAGCCGTAATCAGCGTGCCTCAGCGCGCGCCGGCTGATGCAATCACGAGAAGCGAGAGTGCCCTGCAGCTTTTAAAAAGAGTTAAAGACGTAACTGATAAATGGGTGAAGCCAGGCCATCGAGCTGGCCAAAATACACATAACGTTTCAGCAACCATATCAATTCGCCCAGATGAGTGGACAGATGTTGGTGAGTGGATGTGGGAAAACAGAACTTGTTATAACGGACTAAGTGTACTACCTGCAGATGGCGGAACTTACAAGCAAGCGCCGTTTGAAGATTGCTCACCAGAAAAATATCAAGTCTTGTTGCAAACCTTAAAGAAAGTTGATCTAACAAAGATAGTCGAGATAGAAGATGATACCAACCTAACAGGTGAGTTAGCATGCTCCGGCGGCGCTTGCGAAATTATATAAAGTTCTATTTTACAAAAACAAAAAAGATATTATAATATTATTGTTCACAAGGAGAAAAAAATGTCTGAACCGACAAAAGAAGATTATGTAGTAGAATTTATTAAAGCCTTCAAGGCTATTGAAGATGAAATGGAGCCGTACAAAGAACACAAGAGAGATCTTAGAAAGAACTATGTTCAGAATTCTTGGTTATCCGCTGATGAGTTAAGACAGGCCGTTCGCGCTTACCGAATGCTCAAGAAGGACGACGACATCAATCAGTTCACCGACTATTTTGAAAAAATTAAAAGCGGCGTAGGGGTATAGATGTTATCACCAGTTAACAAATATTTGCTAGTATTGCCGATCACTGAGGAGAAAAAAGAATCTGGAGTCTTAGTACCAGATTCTTACGTCGAGCAGCAAGATAGTTTTTGTGTTGCAGAACTCTTAGCGGCTAATCCAGAATCTACTCTAGAAAAAGGCGAGAGATTAATTTTGCCCAGGCACATGATAGAAAAAGTTGATGTTTTCGGCGAAATATATCATTTAGTGCTAGAAAATCATGTCGTAGCAAAATTACGTAACTAATTATTTGTTAAGAGGAAATTAAATGCACATCTCAATTTTTCTTGCGACTTTGATTATAACGGCAGCAAGCCCTTCCAAAGTCTTTGTTAACCCCACAAGCCCATCAGAAGTACAGGGGGCGGAGGTTTATCAAAACTTAATTAACGTAGCCGATAAAAAAAATAGGCTATATGTTAACGTTGTAGATGCTGATATTACTTACGACGAGATTCGATATTATGCTTTATACGATTGCAAGCGAAGCAAAAAAAGAAAGCCACAATTAATTGACTCTCTTATAGATATCGAAAAATCTTTTAATCCCGCACCAGAGATGAGGGGCATGCTCTTAGCAGCTGCTTGCATGGAATCTGGCTATAATCATAAAGCTAAAGGAGATAGAAAGTTCAGCAAGAACAAAAAAACTCCGATGGCTATTGGGATGCTGCAGCTATGGCCAATATATGAAAAGATGTATCCAGGCCTAGACAGGACAAATCCGCAGGACGCGGCAGTGGCATGGATGAGTCACATAGTAAAGATGATACCAAAAGTCAAGAAACAGTGTAAGTATAGGAGCGCTAAAAAAATATGGTTAGCGGCCTGGGTGACTGGAATTCGCTATAAGAAGGCCGGCGGCCGATGCAAAGAGCGACCTTTGCACTATAAGCTTTTGAAAAAGTGGCACAGAAAGATTCGCGAAGATAGACAAGTAGCAGAAGAGTGCGCACCAATGGATGGATGTGGTTGTTGATTATGAGTGGGAAACTGTTGTTATCGGCGCTGATCTGGATGCTGTTAGATTCGCTTACGACAACAAATATTTCCTGATCAAGAACCGATCACCCCACCACCATTCATACGAAGGCTTAGAAGACGAGTGGGCAGATAAAATCTACCAACTTTACGAGATGGCTCTCGTACCTTTTACAGATAAGTCAAGAGGTATAAGAATATTTCCAGAGCGTAAGGTCATTAAGGTGTTCACGGATCGCAAGGCTTACACAATAAATTACAACAACTTACATCTATTTGATGACGAGAATGTAGAAGGGAAGTGTTTAAATCGAGAGTTACTTCATTACCGAGTTGTAGATTGGTTTGATTGTCACGGCTTGTTTGATGTGGCTAACAACGTTATAATAACAAAAGACAGGTTTGTGCAAAAGATAGTGTTTTTTAAGAGCTTACGTATCGATGGCGATCAAAGGTACTTAGATCTGCTTTGCGAATCAAAATTGACTAAGGATCAGTTAAAAAACTTTGAGTATGGTCAAACAATGGCTAGATTTAAAGTTGTTGATCTGCTTGAGAAATCTGGAATTAAAGATCCAAAGATGACTTTTTGGAAAAGGGATATTTATCCCGTATATGGCACTATTTATTAACATGAAGCTTATAATGGAAAATTGGCGACGATTTTGCTCTATTAATGAGCACGGGGAAAAAAGAGCTGCAGACGGCGCAGCCATCGCGCGCATGAGCGCCAGATCCTCGAAGTCCGTCGAAAAAAATCGCACCACCGCAGAGCGAGTGGCTAGCCTCGCCCGAAAAATATTTGTAGATTCATGGACCAGCGGCTACAAAAGCACTCAAGCGATCAGTCTAATAATTAAACAATCCGGCATGGATGAAAAAACAGTAGAGAATCTTTATGAATCTGATATCGTGCCGGTTATAAAAGAATACATTGAAAGTCTCACCATAGACTTCGACCCGACCGTGCGCTGTTACGCAAGTTACGGACCAGAAGATAGCGCAGTACGTCTTTGCACAGACTTCTTGTTGGATGACACATTTTCTTCTGAAGCAGAAAGAGATGAAAAAATACGCACAACGATATATCATGAGTTAACTCACGCTATGGACTATCTGTGGTCAACAAACAGAATAGACTATCCAGGCAAACTCAAGGGAAAAGAACAGCCAGGTTATGATTTCTCATCAGGTCTTGCGGTGCACCAACAAAAACAAATACAAATGCTTTTTAATTCAGTATTGGGCTTTGCCATGGAAGACATTAAACCACAGCAAGCTCATAGTAAAAGAGACTGGCAAAAGCCGGTGCAGATACCATATGCACAGGACGTAACAGAGATCTTGGCTAATCTTCAAGAGATAGTTTTTGAACGCGGTGCCTTTAGCCTGGACGATATAAAAATGATATGCGTATGGAAAAACGCCGAAGACGAACAAAAACAGTCATGGCGTGAACAATTAAGCGCGCGAGGCTGGAGTAATGAACTTCTGGAACAAAACATGTTTATAGACAATATTGAATGCCGGAAAGGTTTTGTCACGCAAGAAAACGTAGATCTTCTCAACAGCGTTGCTAAGATTGATTTTAAAAATCCAGCGCGACAGACTCCAGGCACCCAAAAAATTCCTCGTACAGAATTTGCCACCGCAGAGGAATAATTGAAGAAGCATTTAGCTGGCATTGTACCTGTTGCAGGCTTAAAAACAAACTTTAATATGCCATGGCACGACAGTTTGATGCCCATAGGTCCGGATTATTTAGCAGTTGAAAGGTCAGTCGCTGAATGCGCATATGCAGGATGTGATTCTATCTGGATTGTTTGTGATGATGATGTAACGCCGCTTATAAGATACCAAATCGGGGAAAAGATACAGGATCCAGTTTACAATTATCGTCATTTTGAAGTAAAAAAAAATGACGTTAAGAAACCAATACGTGTTTATTATGTTCCTTTGGCTATTAAAGACATAAACAAAAGAGACAACTTAGCATGGTCTGCCATATTCGGCGCGCAAACTGCAAATAATGTTCTGGCATCACTAAGCGTTCATTTGTCACCGGATCTATTCTATATATCTTGGCCGTATGGTTATTACGAGCCATGGATTCTACGTGATTATAGAAAAGAAGTGCGCCGCGGCCCCTTCATGCTTTCAAATAATCAAAAAACCTTTAAGGATAATAAATATTTAGGATTCAATTTAAACAATCAGCAAATAGAGGTTTTACTTGAAGAATCGATTACTACCTCCTCCGGACTGTGGAACGAGAGCAGAACACAAAAGCTGCCCCTGAAAGATAGGTATTCATATAGAAACTTTGATTTACAAAAAGTATTCATGAATGTTGACCTTTCAAATTATAAAAATGTTTCAGTAGAACAATATCATTCGGTTGACTGCTGGGAGGAATATTGTAATTTTCTATCTATTTATAAAGATATAAAAAAACCGAGTATACTAAAGTACTCAGAGTGGAATGAGATAGGAGTTGATGATGTATAATCCATTCACAAAGCATGCTAAAGAAAATGGCCATAGCGGATACTTTTCCCACTTCTATTTTGCGTTCTGCATCTCAGCGCGTATCACCATGTCTGCTTTGGCATTCTTCTTGCATTCTCTTTTGCCATTTATTCCTTTGCCGAAGTTCTTAAATTTAGAGATGACTATACAGTATTTGATCAAGAAGAACCTTGACACACTTTAGTTTACTTTAAAAAACATATTATTACATTAATATGGAAACTAACTAGGAGAACACATGGAGCGGGAACAACCCAAGATTCCTTTCGTAGGCCTACACGCCCACAGCGTCGCTGGCTCTGTATTTGACGGATTTGGATATCCACAAGATCACATGGACTTTGCATATAAGAACGGCATGTCTGCTCTGGCTTTGACAGACCACGGCAACATGAACGGCATGTCATATCAAGTACTACATGCTAGAAAGATGAAAGCCCAAGGCCGCGACTTTAAACCAATCTTTGGCGTTGAAGCTTACTTCGTTCCCTCTGTCGAAGAGTGGAAAAAGGAGTATGACCGAATCAAAGAGGACAAGAAGCAAGCTAGAAAGGTTATCAACGATACGGACAAGGTTGAGGCCGAAGACGAAGGTGCATCAAAGAGTAAATCTAAGAGTGTAATTAATTCTAGTGGGCACCTTGTGCTGGTTGCCATGAATCAAACAGGCCTAAACAACATCTTTAAAATAGTGTCTGACTCCCATCAGGGTAACAATTTCTATCGCAAGCCTCGTCTAGATTACAAACTTCTGAAAGAGCACGGTGAAGGTGTCATCGCCTCTTCTGCTTGTCTCGGCGGAGTGTACGCAAAAGATTACTGGAACAATCGTGAAGAAGGCGAAGAAGCCGTCCTAGAGGCCATGCGAACGACCACACGAAGAATGGTTGAATGTCTCGGAGACCGCTGGTATGGAGAGTTGCAGTGGAACAATGTGCCTGAGCAGCACGAGCTAAACAAGTATGTCATCAAGATGCATGAAGAGTTCGGCATCGAACTTATTTCTACCGCTGACTCTCATTACCCCAGCTCTGAAGCATGGAAGGACCGCGAGCTTTATAAACGACTAGGTTGGCTTGGTAAATCAAAAGTACCAGAATACATGAAGTCTGAACTTCCCATTGATATCGACGAAATGGGCATGGAGCTTTATCCTAAGAACGGCGATCAAATGTGGGCCTCCTACAAAAAATACTCGGAAGAGTGTGGCGTCGAATACGATGACGACGTTGTGTATGATTCATTAGTCAAGACCCACTGGATTGCCAATGAAAGGATTGAAGACTTTATGCCAGACGACACAGTTCGGCTACCAGGCTTTGTAATCCCAGACGGTGAGACCGGCGAGCAAACTTTAATCAAGGAGTCCATAACAGGCCTGAGAAAAATGGGGTTTGCCGACAATCAAGAGTACATTGATCGCCTCAAGCATGAGCTTACCGTGATCAACAACAGAGGGTTCAGTAAATATTTCCTTACTATGAAGGCAATATCAGACACGGCTAATAATCACATGCTAGCCGGCCCGGGTCGAGGCTCCGCTGCAGGTTCACTTGTTTCTTACGTCTTAGGAATCACACAGGTTGATCCGATTAAGTATGGCTTGCTGTTCAGCAGATTCTTAAGGTCGGACGCTAAAGACTATCCAGACATTGATTACGACGTAAGTGATGCTTTTGGCCTTAAAGAAATCTTAGCAAAAGAGTGGGGGGAAACCACTGTTGTGCCTATTTCTAACTTCAACACCTTGCAACTTCGCTCCCTTATTAAAGATATTAGCAAGTTCTACAAAGTGCCGTTCACCGAGGTTAACCCGGTGACTAGCCGCATGGTTAAAGAAGCTACACCCAAGGCCAAGGCCAAGCATGGCATTCGTGCCGGCGTCTATGCACCGACCTTTGAGGAGGTCATGGAATACTCAGAGTCACTGAACAAGTTTCTAAGAAAGTATCCACATATCAAAACACACGTCGAGGCCCTGGTCGGGCAAGTCAGGTCGACTAGCCGACATGCCGGCGGCGTAGTTATCGGCGAAGACCTAGACAAGTATATGCCTTTGATCTGTTCAGGTGGCGTAGTACAAACTCCATGGTCTGAGGGCATGAATGTACGACATCTTGAGCCGCTAGGCTTTATCAAGTTTGACATTCTGGGGTTGTCCACACTAGAAATGATTCAGTCTGCAGTTGGTCATGTTCTTAAGCGCCATCATGGTATCGAGAATCCAACATTTCAGGATATCAAGCGCTACTATGATGAAAACTTGCACCCCGACAAAATTGATTTGAACGATCAAAAGGTGTACAAGAACGTGTTTCATAAAGGAAAGTTCGTCGGCATTTTTCAATTTACAAACGCAGGAGCCCAGAGGCTGGCTCGCAAAGTTAAGCCTAAGGACATTATTGATATCTCGGCTATTACTTCGATCTATCGACCGGGCCCGTTGAGCGCCGGCGTTGACAAGTCATATGTTAAGGCCAAGAAAGAGCAAGGTGTGACGTATCTAAACGATGTTGTTGAAGAGGTGACTAAAGAAACGGCAGGGTTCATGATCTTCCAAGAACAAATTGCATTGTTAGCTCACAAGCTTGGTAAGGACATCTCTCTAGAAGAGGGCAACAAACTTCGAAAGCTTCTAACTAAGAAAGGAACAGATAAAGGTGCTCAAGAAAAAGAAAGTATCAGAGCAAGATTTATTGAAGGCTGTGCTGATAAGTCAATCGATCGAGAGTCCGCAGAGGGCCTCTGGAGAAATTTTGAATATTTTAGTGGGTATGGCTTTAATAAGTCTCATGCTGTTGCTTACAGTATCCTTTCTTTTCAGTGTGCTTGGCTCTTGAACTATTATCCAGAGTGTTGGACTGCTGCTTTCCTAGATAAGGAGCCTGAGTCACGTAAAGAAGCAGCGATCAGCTTAGCTCAGAAGTATGGCTTTCGTATCAAAAACATTAATATTAATACATCAACTGCACAGTGGGAAATTGATAAGGATGGCAAAACTTTAATTCAGCCGTTCAGTTCTATTAAGGGCTTGGGCGATAAAGCAGTTGAGCAGATTATCAACAATCGACCTTACAATACGGTCGAGGAGCTTTTGTTCGGCGAGAAAACAAAACTAAACAAGAAGTCCCTAGATGTTCTTTGCCGCTCTGGCGCTTTAGACCACCTAATCGATGAAAGGTTCAATGGCTGCAAACACTTCTGGATGGCGTGTGTCCAAGATCGACCAAAGACTGCTAAGAAACTGGCAGAGAAGATTAAGGAGCACGTGTCAGAAGAGGACTTTTCGATTGAAGAGAAGATCGATCATGTTTCTTCTTTAACAGGTATCTTTCCATTTAATCTGGTCATGACAAAAGCTATCAGAGAATCCATTCAAAGACACATGGTACCATCGATTGGGTCTTGGGACAAGGCTCTTGGTGTAGCTTGGTTCATCCCACGAGAGATTATACCTAAGATGACAAAAAATGGCAAACCTTACTGGATTGTTAAAGTTATTGACGACTCCTCCTCCTCTACATCTATTAAATGTTGGGGTGTTAAGGAGGGCGACAGTATACACCTTAACAGGCCTTATGCCGCTAAATTAGATTACAGTGAAGACTGGGGATTTAGCACTAGATCAATTAGACACACGTTTAGACTATTGGGTTGATTACTATGGGAAGCTTGAAGAGAAAGATGGCCCGGGCCACGCAGAAAAAAAAAGTTAAGGCAGAAAAGAAGATGGCCAAAAAACTCATGATGTTTGATATGCTAGAAGATGAGTGTGCCGCCTGTCAAAAACCCTTTGATAAAAAATGCAAAGAGCATGCAACTACTTGGAATGTTGTTGTAAGAGAGAAAGAAAAACTTGTAAGACTTTACTGCCCAGAGTGTTGGGATAAAGCAAATAAACTAATAGAGGAGATACAAGGTGATCTTAGAAATAAAAGTGAGAGAGGGGGCGAAGGCTCCCAACAGAGCGAATCCGAGTGACGCTGGCTTAGACGTGTTCTATTGCCCAACAGATCCAAACGTAAAAGTTGCATCCGTTCAACCAGGCGAAAACAAACTTTTTCCAACTGGTTTGAGATTTGGTGTGCCGCATGGCTATATGTTGCAAGTTTGTAACCGCTCCAGTATGGGCGCAAAGAGATCTCTCGTCGTCGGCGCCCATATTGTCGACAGCGGATACGATGGTGAGGTTTTTATTGATCTCCACAACATTGGTACTGAAGAACAATTCGTCGCATCTGGCGATAAGATTGCTCAATTAGTTCTTATCCCAGTGGTCCACTTTAGAACTACGCAGATTCAGGGCGATCTCTATGAAAAGTCAATAACCATGTCCGGTCGAGGCGAAGGATCTTTGGGCTCAACTGACATGTCAGTAGAGCAGCAAGCATCTACAGCTGAATTAGATATGAGAGATCGCTTTCCAAGAAAGAATGATAGCATCGCGAAGTTAATCCGGGATGAAGGATGGTTGCCAAATGGATTTTGATCAAACGCTTTCTTTCGATGATGTTTTGCTGACGCCAAAGTATAGTGACATCGAAAGCAGATCGCAAGTTGATTTAGCTAGCGATCTCGACAACGACCATGTTTTTAAACTACCGGTGATTTCAAGCCCTATGGACACGATCACCGAACGCCACATGGCAATTGCCATGCAAAAAGCAGGCGGTCTAGGTGTTGTGCACAGATATAACACTCCGGAGGAGCAGGCTCATGAGGTGTTCAAAGCTGCGACCACCTACCTTGGACCTGTGGGAGCAGCGGTTGGAATGACAGGCGATTATATTGAGAGAGCCATGAGGTGTCATGAAGCTGGCGCAAATATTCTTTGTATTGATGTGGCACACGGACACCATTCAATGATGGAGCGCTGTATAAAGTCTTTAAAAGATGAGGTGCCTCACGCACACATAATGGCCGGCAATGTAGCAACATTGGAGGCTTTTGATGCCTTAGCCAGTTGGGGTGCCGACTCTATTCGAGTTGGCATCGGCGGAGGATCGATCTGCTCTACGAGGATGGTGTCTGGCCATGGCATGCCAACTTTTCAGAGCATTTTAGATTGTTCTCGTACTACTTATGATACTAAAATTATTGCAGATGGCGGTATAAAGACTACGGGTGACATGGTGAAAGCTCTTGCAGCAGGCGCGGACTTTGTCATGGTGGGCTCTATGTTGGCCGGAACTAAAGAAACGCCTGGAGAGACCTTCGTTGGCAAAGATCAAAAAAAGTATAAAGTATATCGAGGGATGGCTTCCAGCGCAGCGCAGAAATCCTGGCGAGGTAAGTCCTCTACGCCCGAGGGTGTCTCTACCACAGTTCCGTACAGGGGTAGTGTTGAAAGTATCCTTAAAGATATTGCTGGTGGTATTCGCAGTGGGTTGTCTTATTCAGGCGCACGCAGCTTGGAAGAGCTTCGAGGAAGAGCATCTTTCATACGACAATCAAACGCTGCGCAACTAGAAAGTAATACACATATACTTTGGAGGAACAAATGAAGGACCCGACTGTTCCAACGTTAGAAGACAGAAAGAAAATTATGTTTTATGACAGCAGTGATCGCCAAGCTAAATTAAAAATTAGATGTGATTTTGATGGCATAACTCAATCTCAGTTCTTTAGAATGATGATAACTGGCTACATTGAACATGACGAGTTAGTTCACGCTTTTCTAGACAAACTCAAGGGAGAACACAAGGTCCAAGGGCAACAAAAGAGAAGCAAAATAAATAAAATAAAAAAGAATGCTCAAGAAGTTTCAAAAAAATATTCACTAGACAAAGAAGAAATTGAAAATATATTTGATATGATAGAGACGGAGACAAATTTATGATACAGTGTTTGGAAACTTGCAGGAAATTAAAAGTATCGTGTCCAGTTGAAGACTGTCGCTATTGGATCGATTACAAAAAAGAAAGTAATTGCACTTTCGAAAGCGTCGATAGGAATGGACAAATGACCTTGAGAGAGGTCTCCGAAAGATTAGGTATAAGTTTTGTGAGAGTGAAACAAATACAAGACAAAGTTTTAAATAAGATTAAAAATGAGTTTGAATAAAAAATGGTCATTTATATAAATAAAGTTCTATTTAATGTGTATGCTAACAGCATTTTAGGAGATAAAAAATGAAAAAGCAGCTTTTAAAAGAAACACAGATTCGCAGAATGATGAAGTACGCGAACATCGGATCCTTGTCTGATGGCTTCGTTGAGCGCCTGCATGAGCAGGAAATGATGGGAGGCGAAGAACAGGAAGAAGACGCCCCCGATGCCATGGGTGATCCCATGCCCGACGCCGAGCCAGAGGGCGAAGAAGGCGAAATGGACATGGATATGGCCGGCGAAGAAGAAGGCGCCGGCGATGAAGTGCTAGAAGCCGTAGAAGACGTAGTGGATGGTCTTAAGCGCGCCTTAGCTGCAGCCGGCCCAGAGGGCCAAGCTGCCGCCGATGCAATCTTCGTAGAAGGTGGCGAGGACGAGGGCGGAGAAGAGCCAGAAGGTATGGACCTTGGGGGAGAAGCGCCAGAAATGGAAACGGGCGCCGAAGAACCAGAAGGTATGGAAGGTCTTGAAGAAGTAACAGTGGTCGATGAAGACGCTGAAATTCAAGAGGAGATGCTTCAGGAGGTTGCGCGCCGTGTCGCGCGCCGCGTGAGACTCTTAAAGAAAAGAACTGAAGCGCTGTAAGTAATAAAACAAAGCTGTTTGTTTAAGGCATGCCAATTGGCATGCCTTTTTTTTTGTAAAAGGTGAAAATTGTGGAGCTTATAGATATATTTATTACATTTTTTTCAGGAGTGTTAGCACATGCTTCTGGAATTAGAATATTTGGTCTTTGGAGTAGGACTCTACTTTACAAGATCACGCTTGTTAACTGCCTAGCTCTTTTGAGGTACACAGAGAAGACCTCAAAAGAGCTATTAAAAGCGGTTAGCCCGGAACAAGATCAAGGAATTGAAATAATTTTCAAGTATTGGCAAAGCATGGCTTTGTCTTCTTTGAAAAACGCCATCCCAGATGGAACATGGCAGCAGATCTCAATTGGAGATTGGGACCAAGCTATGAAAATATTAATTGCAATGGAGTCAAAAGGAGATGAGAATGAGAATCGGTAAAAAAATACTTGCAGAAGAAGAGAAGCAAGAAGAAAAGCAGGAAGAGCAAAAAGAGAATATTGAGTCACAAGAGTTGTTTTCAATGTTGATGCCAAGCGATGCTAGGCCAGAACTTAGGGTGACAGGAATATACGGAGACATCAACGAAGAGAAGTGCTCCGAGGCTGTTTACGGCTTACTAGCTTTGCATCTCTCTGGTACTGGCAATGAATATCCAGAAACTGAAGATGAAGCAGCAGAGCCGATTGAAACATACCAGCCAATCGATTTTGTCATATCTACTCACGGCGGCCTAGCAGCAGATATGTTTTCTGTCTACGATGTTATGAGAGAGGTGCGTGAAAAGTCGCCCATTAGAACCAAGGGGATAGGAAAAGTTATGTCCGCTGGCGTACTTCTTTTAGCGGCTGGCACAAAGGGAGAGAGGCGAATTGGCAAGTACTGTAGAGTCATGATACACGGAGTCATGGCCGGCCAGCATGGATATTTGGCTGACGTTGAGAACGAGTTCAAAGAGACCAAAGCTATACAGAAAATGTATGTCCAGGCTCTCGTAGAAGAAACAAACATGAGCCAAGCTTACGTTAGAAAATTAATGAATAAGAAAGCAAATGTATATTTAAATGCTGAAGAGGCGGTAAAATTGGGTATTGCGGATATAATTTTCTAATTAGTATGAGGTGTAATTATGAATGACAGCGAAATAAAATATTTGAGCGAGAATTTTTTCAAGAAAAAAGCAGACCTGAGTTTTATATTTGAAGCTCTAGAAGAGGTTTTAAATGAAAAAGCTCTGCCTCCTTCCGAGGTCCAAGATAAGGACATAACTCTCAGGCTCCCTATCATAAGAATATCTGAGAAGATGTGGGGCAAAGAGGGAACAAAAGATAGAGAAATAATTCAAAGCTTGCTTTCTAAAATTGTTGCAAAGGGCAATAACTTAACTGAAAAAATTCAATATATTAATGATTTTATTGAAGACCCTCCCGTCACTGAGGATATATCGGAAATCCTTTCACACATTGTACTTTTAGACACATTAACTAACATTTTGCTGCATTTTAACGCATCCGCGGCTGGATTCGCCTTCGAAGGCTTTCTAGCAGCGCTGCTGCAGGGAGAGCAAGTCCCCGCCGGCACCGCCGGTATTCAAGACTTGATTGACAATGACAAGAACCCTGTAAGTTTGAAATTGCTTGGGGAGAAGCCTGGAGACGTACACGGTAGCTACAGAGACTTAGTTGATCACTTTATTGATCCAACGGGGTTAAAGCGAGATCCAGAGAGCGATCAATATGTCGGGCAAGCCGGCGGCGAAGGTAAGATGACCTACATCGTTGGATTAAAAACTTTTAAAGAAGCTGGATCTGCAGCTGCACTTACCGGCGCGGAATCGCAAGCTATTAAGTTTTATCAATTTGATTTTTCAGCTGTGACATTTTTAGAGTCTTTGTTGTCTTACAAGAAAAACTATTTATTGCTTTTGCTGCCCAAAGATTTAACTTCTGATCCCTCTAAGCAGGAGCCGGCGACTGAAGACGAAGCTTACAGCCCTATCTCTATGGACTCTGTGGAGGCTCAAGGGTGGGTCAAGACTGGTCCTGGTGGATTAAATCAATACAACAAGATTTTAAATTCTTATGATTCTGACTATGTTAAAGAGTTGTTTGCAGGGGCAGAACTGATGGATGCTGACAACGTAGAATCAAATAATCCGCGCGGTAAAAGGTTTAGGTTGTACAAGGACGGAGGTCCGGTGCAGTTTGAAAAATTGCCACCTGGCGATTCTAGGTGGAAGTCCGTAGGAGTCAAGACATATCAGGGTTATCGTACTTATAGAGAATCGATCGCGATGCTCCGCGCCGCTTTAGGAAAAGGGCCAGAACAGTTCTGGGAGTTGATTACTAGGACTTCTGGCTATGAAGGCTCTGCTGGCGAGACACAATTTATTGTAAGCTCTAGATACTATAAAGAAAAATACTATGACAGAGATGGTTTTGGTTATCTGGGTCAAATAAAAATCGGCCAGCAAGCTGTTAGAGACTTAGCAGAGCAATATGTTGATATTCTAAACGAACAGATTTTCGAACTATTCTCCAGGGTTGAGAAGCTTACCAATGAAATTAATTCATATTTCATTGGCGGTGAAAAGGAACAGGGCATCGAAGCTGCTAGGACCGCTGGTCAAATTGAAAAACGGCAAAGACAATATATGAAAAAAGTAGATAAAGAAATTTAAATTTTAAATTGATTTATCTTATAATGTTGTTATTGTATGTTACAGAGAGGTATGCATGTCTAAAGTGTATTGTTGCGACTTAGATCTACAACAAAAGATCTTAAATGGAGTTGAAAAATTAGCGGACAACGTTGCGGTCACCTTAGGACCAAAGGGAAGAAACGTTATTCTTTCGAAGGGCTCAGCGGCACCAATTATTACAAAAGATGGAGTCACCGTGGCCAACTTTGTTGATATCGATGATCCTTTTGAAAACGCCGGCGCACAGATTTTAAAACAGGCCGCTTCAGAAACGAATACAATGGCAGGCGATGGCACAACGACCTCAACCGTGTTGGCCAGGGAGATTATTAAGAATAGTCAGAAGTACCTAATTGCTGGTAGCTCCCCGATAGAATTAAAAAGAGGCATGGACAAGGCTCTTGAGGCGATATTAGAGCTAGTTGAGCAAAGCTCAAAGCCCGTTGTTTCTATTGAAGATATAGAAAACATTGCCACAATTTCTGCGAATAATGATAGAGTGATTGGTAAATTAATATCTTCAGCAGTCGACAAAGTAGGCCATGAGGGTTCTATTTTGGTCGAAGAAGCCAAGTCAATGGAAACAACTTTGGACCTAGCAGAGGGATTTAGATTTAATTCTGGATACTTTGCGCAGTCTTTTGTAACTGACGAAAGAAAAAACTGTGTTGTCTATGAGGACGCTTTGATTCTTGTTACAGACTTTAAATTAGACACAGTAAAGCCCATACTCCCGGCCCTTGAGATTGCTTCAAGAGAAAACAAGCCACTGCTGATAGTGGCAGAGCAATGTGAGGGTCAAGCATTAGCTGCTATGATAATGAACTCCGTAAGAGGGTCGATGAAGGTGGCAGCGGTCAAGGCGCCTGCCTATGGCAAAGAGAGGATCGATGCTATGAAAGATCTTTGCATTTCTACTGGAGCGTATTTCTTCAGCCGGCTGTCCGGAAGGCACCTAGAGGACGTTACCTTAAACGACTTTGGTTTGTGTAAAAAAGTAGAAGTTTTGAAAAACCACACTACGATCATGGGTGGCTTCGCTGATCATGAAAAAGTTGAAGCCAAAATTGAATCACTAAAAAACGAAATAAAGCAAACCGAGGATATGAGCGAGTGCCGCGCCATTCAGTCTCGCATCACGCGCTTGGCCTCTGGGGTGGCTGTTTTGAAGATCGGCGCTCCGACCGAAGTTGAAATGATTGAAAAGAAGCATAGAGTCGAAGATGCTCTAGAGGCGGTGAGGTCAGCCCAAGAGGAGGGTATAGTACCCGGTGGTGGGAGCACCCTGCTAAGCTGCACAAATTTTTGTATAGAATTTGAAAACGAAGATCAAAGAATAGGTGCAGAGATTATAAGAAAATCTTTAGAGGCACCAGTTAGACAAATGGCTTTGAACGCCGGCGAAAGCCCTGACCTGATAGTAGATAAGATTATTAACTCTGAAGGTAAAGGCTGGGACTTTAAAAATTCACAATTGTGTGATATGTTGGAGACTGGGATTATTGACCCTGCGAAAGTTACCAGAGTAGCTCTGCAGAATTCCGTGTCGGTCGCTTCAACTTTAGTCACAACAAACAAAGCTATAGTAGAGAAAAGCTGATGAAGGTAAAAATCACGCACACGATCGACCACGAAGAAGTTCCATCTTTTGTTGACGACTTGTTAAAAAAATGTCGACAGCAACTAAGCAATGCAGCTGCGCTAAAGTTTAATCCACACGATTTGAAATCGGCCAGAGAGGAAATTCAGCGAGTACAAGACAGCTTGGAACTTGTTATGACACAACTAGATGACTGTTATCTTATATATTCAGGCTACAAGGAGATGCTACAGACAGAGATGCCTCTAGAGTTTCCGACCCTGCCTGAAGAGGAGAAAGAAGATGAAGACAACGACAGCTAAAGGGGACTTAGTACATGTGCCATCTGGCGTAACTCTGTTTACCGAAGACGATGACGGCAGCACAAGAAAGATTATGAAGCTATCCAGGCCGGCCAAATTGTTAGTTACAGAAATTAATGAAACTACTTACGTGGTATTCCACGAGAGAGAAAACTGGCTTGTTAGAAAAAACAAAACTTACGAGGTATTAAACAATGATTAAGCTAACCCAACTGGTACAAGATGCCGGAAATTATGATCCTGAAACTAAAATGGTAAAGAGCTATTATTCTTTACGCAACATGTATGTTAATCCTGATTTTATCATCACGATGAACGAGAATGAAGATTTGAAGAATAAACATC